TTCGTACCTGTGTGTCAACAAAAAAGATTCGTTAGAAAACAGCAGTTTATAAAAAAAATAAAATTTGTGTGTATAAAACAACAAAAAAAGTACTTATATATAAGTAGAGATACATACTTAAGTATAATACTTAAGTTTTAAAACTTATAAATATATATACATATAGATTATAAACTTATAAATAATAATTCGTAAGTATAATACTTAAGTATACAGAAAGTTTTCTTTGTTGATCTCATTCAACCAGAACAAACTGTACCAATAGCTCACTTGACAGAGTAAAGTTCTGCCGATGAGTGGGATCAACCAATCAAACTACGTGAAGAATATGGACAAGAAACCACCACTTCCTTATAGTGAACTTGTTGCTAAGAAGATAAAGGATGGCATCCGTAATGGTGTGTCTGTAAAAGACATCATGGGATCTATTCAGAAATATCAATATGCTCCTAGTTCTACTGCTACGTTGTATAAAATTTATGGAGAGTTGATTGCCGAAACTCGTGCTGATGTTGTTGGACAAGTCGGCTCTGTTATTGTGCAGCAAGCTCTAGATGGTGATTTCAAAGCTGCAGAGTTCTACCTACGCTCTAAAGGTGGTTGGTCACCTACACAAACAATCAATGAAGTTGAGCAATCAGAAGACCCCGATACTGATGAAGGCGCTATCGACACTTTGATGATGTTGTTAGGCAAGAATGACCCTGATGAAAATAACAGCGACTGACCTTAGAGAAATACCACCTGAGAAACTCAAGGAAGTTTTAGAACAGCTAGGCCCAAAGAAGACAGAAGAACTTCAACATACTTGGGAGTTCTGGGCTAGACCAGAGCAACTAGAACCAACAGGTGATTGGAATATCTGGATTGCTCTTGCAGGTCGAGGTTGGGGAAAGACCAGAGCAGGTGTTGAATGGGTAAGACACCAGATCAAAAGTGGTAAGAAACGTATTGCTGCTGTTGCTCCTACTAACTCCGATATTCGTAGAGTTATGGTTGAAGGGGAATCAGGGTTTCTGAATGTTTGTTGGAAGAACGATAAGACCTATCGTGGCGGTAAGTTGGGATACCCAAACTGGTCACCGACAAACAGGACACTCACATGGGAGAACGGAGCGAAAGTCGAGTTCTACTCAGCGGAAGACCCAGAGCGATTACGTGGACCTCAGTTTCACGCAGCATGGGCAGACGAAGTTGCAGCATGGCGTAACCAACAAGATGTATGGGACATGCTACAGTTTACCTTACGACTTGGACGCAAACCAAGAGTGATGGTAACAACCACCCCGAAGCCCACTAAGTTAATGAGGGCTTTGATAGCTTCACCTCAGAGCCACATTACTCGTGGGTCTACATTCGATAACATAGACAACCTTGCCAAACCTTTCCTTGAAACCATTAAAAAAGAATACGAAGGAACAAGACTTGGTAATCAGGAACTCTATGCAGAGATGTTGGAAGAGGCTGATGGAGCTTTATGGACAACCGAAGTCCTTGACGGATGCACAGTCGAACAAAAAGACATCCCCGAACTAAATAGAATTGTTGTTTCAATAGATCCTGCTGTTACGTCTAAGACGGAATCCGATATGACAGGGGTTATTGTTGCAGGTATAGATGTAAATGGAATTGGCTATGTTCTCGAAGATGCGACAGATCGGTACAGTCCTGCTGAATGGGCTGCAAAAGCTATATCATTATATCAAGAATATAGTGCTGACCGTATTGTTGCAGAACGCAATCAAGGCGGTGATATGGTTCGCAGAACTCTTGAAGCAGAAGATGAAGCAGTTCCTATCAGGCTTGTACACGCCTCTAGAGGAAAAATGGCTAGGGCTGAACCTATATCTGCGCTCTATGAGAGAGGCAAAGTTAAACATGCTAAAGGGTTGGACGAACTGGAAACGCAAATGAGAACTTGGGAGCCATTAGGCTCTATGGGTTCCCCAGATCGACTAGACGCTTGTGTTTGGGCCTTAACTGACCTTATGTTGAATGGCGTTACGAACCCTACACTTCGCCTTTCCTATTCAAATGCTAAAGGTCTTAGCCAGATACACTTAGGATAAACGATGAAGAATTTAAGTGAAGGACTAGGCAAGATTGAACTTGGACAGGCAGGTACGCACACTCGCCAAGGGACAATCCGTGCTGATGAGTTTTTACAAGACCTAAAAGGTAAAAGAGCTATTCGTAAGTTTCGTGAGATGCGAGACAACGATAGCACAATTGGCGCAATCATGTACGCCACAGAACAGGTTCTTAGAGATGTTGATTTCTATGTTGAACCTGCAAACGATACAGAAGAAGCAAAGCGTGAAGCTGAGTTTGTAAAATCTGTACTAGAAGACATGGAGCATACTGTTGATGATCACATCTCAGAAGCTCTATCGCACTTGACATTTGGTTTCTCATTATTTGAGGTTGTGTATAAAAGACGCCTTGGACCAGATAACAGAAGTGCAAAGAAGTACAGTAAGCACTCTGACGGAAGAATTGGTGTCCGTAAGTTAGCGTCTAGGGCGCAATGGACAGTAGAACGGTTCGAGGTGGATAAGACAACAGGAGATGTCCTAGGTGTCCATCAAGAACAAAACTACGGAACTAGAACGCTTTTCATTCCGTCTACGAAATTACTACACTACAAGACAACGAACACGAACAACGACCCATCTGGACGTTCTATCTTGCGTAATGCATACTCTGCTTACCAATATCTTAAAAACCTCCAGAATATCGAAGCAATAGCCGTTGAACGTGAGTTACATGGTGTACCGATTGGCAGAATCGCTGCAGAATACCTAAGTCCTGACGCAACAGCAGATCAAGCCTCTGTTAGATCGCAAATGGAGAAGATTCTACGTGATCTTAAGTTTAATGAGCAAGGTTATGCCTTGTTGCCCTCAGATGTCTACCGTGATGCCGAAGGAAAGCCTACAAATCAGCGTATTGTTGATGTTGAGCTTATTGCTTCTAACGGATCTCGAAATATTGACATAAATCCCATCATAAGTCGCTATCAACACGATATTGCACGTAGTGTTATGGCTGAATTTCTTATGTTAGGGGCAGGAGCTAACGGTTCTTACGCTCTAAGCAAGTCAAAAACCGATTTATTCCTACGATCTATGGAATCTTACATAAATTCGATCTTTGATGTGCTAAATAAGCAGCTTGTTGAGCGAATTTGGCAAATGAATGGCCTAAATTTCGATTTAATGCCTAAAATTTGTGCAGGAGACGTTGCTCCGCATGATTTACGTGAACTTGGTAGCTATTTACGCAATTTGAACGGTGCAAACATAGATTTAAGCGACCAAGAAGACATAGTTAACGCTCTGTTGGCTAACGCAGAGCTTCCACCAAAGAAAGTAGCGGAAAATGGCTAGTTTAGCAGATAGAGTATTCGACAATGGGCTTACAGTACTAGATACTGAAGCAAATCGCATAGATATTACCTCTCAGGAATCTACAACCTACACTGAAGCGACTAGTACGCATACTTTAGGTAATTCTACGTCACTTTCCATCGCTGCCCCCTCTGATCGTAGTGGTGGAGGAAGAGAGGTAGTTGTAAGTGCTATCTCAGACGGCTCTGTAAGCGGCACAGGCACTGCAACGCATTATGCAATAGTTGACACCTCAAACTCTCGTTTGCTTGCTACAGGCTCTCTCAGCGCCTCTCAGAGCGTAACATCAGGTAACACATTCTCTCTAGCTTCATTCACAATCGGTATTCCTGATCCTGCATAAGGTGACTTATGGTCAAACTCGTTAACAGGGCCAAGATGTCCACTAGCACAACTGGGACAGGAACGATAACCCTAGGTTCTGCTGAGACAGGATACCAAAGTTTTGCTGACGCAGGTGTATCAGATGGTGATGTTGTTTCTTACGTTATAGAAGACGGAGACAACTTTGAGATTGGTCGAGGTATATACACCTCTAGCGGAACAACACTGACCAGAGGACCACTAGAATCCAGTAATAGTGGATCAGCTATAACTCTCTCAGGCAATGCAAAAGTCTTTGTCTCTGCAACTGTTAATGAAGTTTACTCATACACTACAACTACAATTAACGTAGATCAGACATTAGATGATAATGTAGAATATGAAACAGGTAGCGGCACTATAATAAACGATGGGATTACTTTGACCATACCATCAAGTTCACAACTGGTTGTAAATACGTTTACAGAAAAACGTCCACTCTAAGGTTACACAATGGGATTGAAATTAAACACTGCATCAGGTTCGATCACAATAACCGCTGAAGACGGATCAGGTAATGCTAATGTAACTCTACCAAGAGGTGGTATTGGTAGTGTATCTAGTTTAAGTGATTTAAGTATTACAGCTACTGCGACAGAGTTAAATTATGTTGATGGTGTTACTAGTGCAATACAAACTCAACTAGACGGTAAAATCACGGCAGACGTAACAGGTGAATTTATTGCAGATAGCTACAATGAGACTTACGTGGCAGTTACGTCAAGTTCTAACGCTACGACTGTAGACTGTCACAATGGTAATGCCTTTAGTCACACACTAACAGAAAACACAACTTTTACATTCTCTAATCCACCTGCATCAGGCACAGCTTTTACATTTAGCCTAGAAATTATTCAAGATAGTTCAGCAAGCGGATATAGTGTAACGTGGCCTACTTCAGTAGATTGGCCTAGTGCAACAGCACCAACTTTAACAGCTACCGCATCTGCAAAGGATGTATTCATTTTCTACACGAGAGATGGCGGTACTACATTCTATGGGTTTACTGCAGGACAAGCATTAGGATAAACAAAGGTAAATAAATGGTAGGCTTTTCCCCATTAGCCTCTAGTGCTTTAGGCGATGAGGGCATAGTCAATTATGAGCTTACAGCAGCCAATATTGTCTCACAAGCTCCCTCAGTAGCCAACGCTAATCTCACTGAAGATAATAGTCTAACAGCTACATCATTTTCTACTGGGGCATCAGAGGTCAATCAGACAGACCTCACGCAGGATCACAGTCTTACAGCTACTGCGTTTACATCAGGAACTTCTGAGGTTAACCAAAGCACAGTAAGTCAAGATCATAGTCTAACGGCTACAGCT